GTAAGATATTGTGTGTAAATGAATTTGTNNAANAAGCCATAAACACATATAAAGAAAACTATCCTAATACACCTGTACTACCAGATGATATTAAAACACTTACTGCAGAGAACTTTAATAAGTATGGTGACATAGATATATTTGATGGTTCACCACCATGTTCAGCATTCTCTGTATCTGGTGCAATGGTACAAGGTAGTCACTCTAAAGGTTGGGGTCAAACTAAGAACTATTCTGATGGCAAGAAGATTGAGAATATAGAAGATTTATTTTTTGAGTTTTTAAGAGTTGCAAAAGATTTAAGACCTAAAGTTATTGTTGCAGAAAATGTAAAAGGATTAACTGTAGGAGAGGCAAAGAAATATTATTATAAGATTACAAATACATTTGAAGAAATAGGATATGATGTATCATCTAAAGTTTTAAATTCTGTACACTATGGAGTACCACAGACAAGACAAAGAACTATTTTTATTGCTGTTCGTGAAGATGTTACAAAAGAAATAGGATTAACATTTATGAATATTGCTAGTATCTTCCCAGATGAAAGTAGAGATGTTGTTACACTAGAAGATTGTTTAAGTGATATAGAAGTAGATAAAAAAGAAGCAGACACATTAATAGAAAAATTTAAAAATAAATCTCACTATGAAACTTGGTTGAAAATGCCAGATGACCCAGACAAGGTTGAAACAGGTTGTGATTATCATCCTAAAGGTCATCACTTTAATATGAAAAAAACATCTAGACATAAACCTGCTCCAACAATTACAGCAACAGGTGGGGCTATGCATTGGACTGAACCTAGACCATTTACAATTAAAGAAACAAAAAGAATAATGTCATTACCTGATGATTTTAAATTAACAGGTAGTCATAGTCAACAGTCAGAAAGATGTGGCAGAATGGTACCACCACTCATGATGAAAGCAATTGCAGAATCAATTTATGAAAAAGTATTGAAACCATATTATAAAAAAAACCCTAAAGAATTAGGTGGAAGAAAAGATGGTTTAGAACCTACTCGATATAATGATTGGGAAATGAAAGGAAGATGTATAGATTTTTAATATGAAATATCAAAAGTATAATTTAAAAGATGTAAAAGAAGCATCGGCACAAAATAAGTTTAGTGTTATATCTACCTTTGCTGGTGGTGGTGGTTCATCTACAGGTTACAGACTTGCAGGTGGAAATATACTTTGTGTAAATGAGTTTGTAGAACAAGCAAGAATTACATATAAAGAAAATTACCCAGATACAAAAATACTACCTGATGATATAAAAGAACTTACAGGTAAAGACTTTTTACAAACTGCTGGAATACAAAAAGGTGAACTAGATATATTAGATGGCTCACCACCATGTTCTGCATTTTCAATGTGTGGTACATTAGGAAAGTCTGGTTCAAAACATTCTGATGGCTGGGGTAAAACTAAAAAGTATTCAGACAACAAAGTAGTGGAAAATATAGAAGACTTATTCTTTGAGTATCTTAGAGTTGCAGAAGAAATAAAACCAAAAGTAATTATAGGTGAAAATGTTGCAGGTCTGCTTGCAGGCGAAGCAAAATTAAAACTAAATGAGATTGTAAATACATTTGAAAAAATTGGTTATGATGTATCATACAAGATTTTAAATGCATCACATTTTGGAGTACCACAGTCTAGAAGGCGAGTTATCTTTATAGCAGTTCGTGAGGATGTCACAGAGGCCATAGGATTAACATTTATGAACATCTCTGGTATCTTTCCACAAGAAAGTAGAGAAATAGTAACAGCAGGAGAGGCACTTAAAGATTTAGAATTAGATTCAGAAGAATTAAAATGGTGTACAGACACATGGTTAAGTTCTGCACACTATAAGGATACGGCATCTCTAATGCCAGATGACCCAGATAAAGTATTAGGTGGAAATGACTTTCATCCAAAAGGATGGCATTTCAATGTTAAGAAAATGTCTAGACACCATCCAGCCCCTACAATTACTACAAATGCAGATGTTTGTCACTTTATTGAAAAAAGGCGGTTGACAATTCTTGAAATAAAGCGTATAATGGCTTTACCAGATGATTTTAAAGTGACTGGTTCTATGTCACAAAAATTAGAAAGATGTGGTAGAATGGTACCCTCATTGATGATGAAGGCCATTGCTGAATCTGTCTATGAGAATGTTATAGAACCATATAATAAATGGAGTAAAAATAATGTCTAAAAATTATGATTTTACCTTCGCTCAAAGAGAAGAAGGTTTTGATGACCATATTGAACATTCAATTCGTGGATATAAAAATTTACTAGAAGATGTAGTTAGTCTATCTAGAAACTTTGTAGAAGATGAAACAAATGTTGTTGATATAGGTTGTTCAACAGGAAAATTAACAGAGGCCTTTATAAAAGGTAATCAATCATTTTGTAAGTATGCTAATTATGTTGGTATAGAACTTGCTCCTAGTTTCTTTACAGAACTTGATGCAAGACACAAAAGAATAAAGACTGAACATGATTGGGCAAATGTTAATTTTGAAAAGAAAGATGTTCGTGGTTACGATTTTAAAAATTGTAGTTTAGTAACATCAATTTTTACATTACAATTTATGCCTAGAAAAGATAGATTTAATGTATTACAAAATATATACAATGGACTAAATCATGGTGGTGCTTTTATCTTTGCAGAAAAAACAGTTTGTGAAGATTCAAGATTACAAGAAATGATAACTTTTAATTTTTATGATTACAAAAGAAAACATTTCGAGGCATCAGATATTTTAGAAAAAGAAAAAACATTAAGGAACATGTTAAAACCTAATACTTGGAAAGAGTTAGAAGGTATGTTAGAATGTGCTGGATTTAAAACTGCACAACCATTCTGGCGTAATCATATGTTCGTTGGTGCAATTGCAATTAAATAGGGGATACAAATGAATGACTTTTTAAAAGATGTTATCAAAGAAACTGGTAACGAATATGCTGGAATAGTTTCAGATGGTGTAGAGGCTGGAGATGTAGAGAACTTTATAGATACAGGTTCTCATATTTTTAATGCTCTCATCTCTGGTTCACTTTATGGTGGACTTCCACAAAACAAAATTACTGCTCTGGCAGGAGAAAGTGCAACAGGTAAAACTTTCTTTCTCATGGGTATGGTTAAAAACTTTTTAGACCAAAATGAAAATGGTGGTGTTGTATACTTTGAATCAGAAAGTGCAATCACAAAACAGATGGTTGTTGATAGAGGTATAGATGCAAATAGAATGGTGATAATGCCAGTAACAACTGTACAAGAGTTTAGACATCAAGCATTAAAAGTATTAGATAGATACATGCAACAAGATGTAGATATACGAAGACCACTCTTTATATGTTTAGATTCACTTGGTATGTTATCAACTACAAAAGAAGTAGAAGATACAGAGGCAGGAAAAGAAACTAGAGATATGTCAAGAGCACAAATACTCAAAGCTGCATTTAGAGTTTTAACTTTAAAACTTGGAAAAGCAAAAGTACCAATGGTTGTAACAAATCATACTTATGATGTGATTGGTTCAATGTTCCCACAAAAAGAAATGGGTGGTGGTAGTGGATTGAAGTATGCTGCTTCAAGTATCATATATCTTTCAAAGAAAAAATTTAAAGATGGTACAGAAGTGATTGGTAATATCATTCATTGTAAGAATCATAAATCAAGATTGACTATGGAAAATAAAATGGTTGATGTTTTATTAACTTATGATAAAGGACTTGATAAGTATTATGGACTACTTGATTTGGCAGTACAATATGGAATCTTCAAACAAGTATCTACTCGTATTGAATTACCAGATGGTACTAAACAATATGCAAAAACAATTAATAATGACCCAGAAAAATATTTCACAGAAGATGTGATGAAACAATTAGAAGAAGTTTCACAAAAAGAGTTTAAGTATGGCAACGATAGTTAAAGATTGTTGTTCAAAATTATTTTTAGATTTCTTTAAACATCAAGTTACGAAATCTACTAAATGGAATTTTAATTATCCTATGGGTAAACCCTTTGAAGATAAACATGCAAAGATAGATGTCATACAAGGTGACACTATGCATGATAAATTTTTAGGTGGTGTGTCTATGAGTTTGTTAATGATGATACA